GTACAGATGCTAGTGGTAATGTTAGAGACGACAATCCTTTTACTGGTGGCAGAGATGATGATCCACCTCCAGTTAGAATAGAACCTGTTATGGAGTCCAAAGACCTTCCAGGTATAGATAAGTCAATACCTACTAAATTTGGATTAGAGGCCTTACTATCAGACAAAGGAAAATTTCAAGCAGTGTTTGATGCCGAAGAAGCCGCTAAAGGTTTTGATCTAGGTGCTGGCGGTATTTTATCTTACGATGGAAGTATAGGACCAGTAGATGTAAGTGTTATGAAAAATTTAGCTGGCGATGAAAATATTAATCTTGGCTATCAAACAAAAGGTGGAACTAATCTTGGTCTTACCACTGACCTTGGTGATAATACTTTTTTTAAAGTTAGTAAAACTTTTGCAGATGGTGGTTTAGCAAGACCAGGTTATGTTAGAGGTAAACTTGTTGGTAAAGCTTTAGGACTATTCAAAAGAAAACAAGCTTTAGAAAAAGGAGCTGGACAAGGTTTTGCAGCTGTAGAACAATATGGAATTACAGGTAAAGATATTACGAGAATGTTTAAAGAACTTGCTGTCGACCCAAGTCTACAAGGAAAAGAAAAGACAGAATATTTTAAAGTATTAAATCAAGCACTAAAAAATCCTGAAGAGTTTCCAGATACAATTAAAGAAATACAAATGAAGTTAGGTATTGAGATTGGCACTGGATTTAGAAACGGTGGTCTTGCCGGCATCCTGGAGGTGTAATGTCTTACGGCGCATACATAGCAGCATTAGAACAATTAATTCAAAACGGAGAAACTGAATTTCAAAGCATAGGCACTTTAAAAGATCGTATCAAAGAGATTACAGGAAAAAGACCTGGTGGTAGTTTTCAATTAAATGATCCAAACTATAAAAGTTTATTGTCACAATTTACTTTTAAAAGTTTTGTAGACAGAGCACCTAAAACAGATTTATCAAAATTTAAACTTACAAAAAGTTTAGCTAAAAAAGTTAAAGACTTAAACGCGCTACATAAAGGTGTATATTTTAATGTTGAAAAAACTAAAAATGGTCACAACTATTTAAGATTAAAATTTAATCCAAATATTAATATTACTGATATTGATAAAATACCACCAGGTCCACCAACTGAAAAATCTTTTAATAATTTTAAAAAAATTATTAATGAAGTCGTAAGTTCTCCAGAATATATTGCATACAATAAACCAACATTAGATAGAGCCGACATAAACAGAAGAAAAAGATATTTAGAAAAAGTTAGAAAAGCAAAAGCTGATCCAACTGATATATATAAATCTATTCAACAATTAAAATTACAAATATCTAAAGATATGGGTTTTGGACCTATTGCAAGTGATGTTCACGTTCATCATGGCGCAGCTAAAACAGCTAAAACAAATTTAAATAATATGGCTTTTATATTTGGCAAAGAATTTAACAATGCTGATGATATGAAAATATTAGAAACAGAACTTGCAAAATTAAACAATACTACAAACAGACTATTAAAAAATAAACCAGAGGGTTATAAAGAATTAATTAAAGAACAGAATTTAGCTAAAAATATTTTAGTTAATAAATATAAAAACACACCGATAGCAGGATTAAACGAAGCTACAGAAGTATTTTTTGATAGCAATGATAAACCTATTTTAAGAAGAATAAAAATGGATCCTGCAAAAACTATAGGTCAAGGAAGTGCTGTTGGTGAAATAGATTTTTTAACAGCTACACCTGGTCAAAGAGAAAAAATATTAACTACGGCAGGAGAAAATTTTACAACACAATTAAAAGCTTACGTATCAACACTAGATAAAAATTCAAAAGAGTTTAGACAAATCTGTACATTGACTGCTGCAACAGGTGGAACAGCAGCTAGTTGTATTGAAAGAATTGATCAAGACCCTGCAGGTATTGCTAAAAAAATAACTGAAGTAAAAAAACCTGTAGGAAGATTAGCTGCATTTAAAGACGCAGCATTAGGATTTTTAAAATCACCAGGTATGAAAAGATTTACGTTAGCTGGTGCAGCCGGTGCAGGTGCACAAGCAATCGTAAAAGAATTTAGAAACGATGACCCAACAAGTTATCTATCAAACGAAGACCAACAAAAAAACATGTTGGTTGCAATGGCAACAGACCCTATTGCACCAGATTTTGAAAGACCTGCAATTTTAGATTATCAATTACCTGCATTAGGTGCATCAGTTGCAGGATCAACGGCACTAGTTGCGCCTTCAACAATTAAAGCTAGCAGATCAAGAGGTTTAGGTGTTGAAAGAAAAGGAGTGGCTAGAACTGCAGGAAGAGTTTTAGGAAGAGGACTTGGAGTTGCAGCAGCACCTGGTTTTCTTGCACCAATAGCTGCTATGGATATTGCTAGTCAAGTAGCAGAGGGTGATTCAGTTTCAGACTTAGCTACAGATCCATTAAATTATTTGTATCCTGCATTTGCAGATCAAACACCAAAACTAACTAGAGGATTACCATCAGCAGTTAGAGGTATTGCTTCGTTAGGCATGAGCCCTGCTGCATTAAGAGTATTATCTAGAGCCGGTCTTTTAGGATTAGGTGCTTCTCTAGGTTTACAAGGAATGAAGCTATTACAAGATGACTAAAAAACTAACAACTACAATACCACCAGAAAGAGGACCTCATCCACAAGGGTTGAATGTTCCTGGGAAAAAGACTATAGTGGTGTCGAACTCGGAGAAAAATAATGTCAGAAATAGACAAAGCTTTACCAAACGTAGAGCAGGAAATAAAGTTACCTAGTGAAGAAGAGCTTGTAGAAGCATCTCAAGCAAACATCGAAGAACAAGTTGGACCAGAAGATATCCAAGTTGAACAAGATGAAGATGGTGGTGCTACAATTACTTTCGATCCAGAGGCTGTAAACCAGCCAGGTACAAATGAACATTTTGATAACTTAGCAGACCTTTTACCAGACGATGTTTTAGGTAGCTTAGGATCTGAGCTATATGAAAATTATACACAGTATAAGACATCTAGAAAAGATTGGGAAGATGGTTATACAAAAGGTTTAGATTTATTAGGATTTAAATATCAAACAAGATCACAACCGTTTTCAAATGCAAGTGGTGCAACACACCCTGTATTAGCTGAAGCGGTAACACAGTTTCAAGCACACGCTTACAAAGAATTACTTCCAGCGACTGGTCCAGTGCATACTCAAATTATGGGTATAGTAAATAAACAAAAAGAAGAACAGTCGACAAGAGTAAAAAATTTCATGAACTATCAACTCATGAATGTGATGAAAGAGTATGAACCCGAGTTCGATCAGTTACTTTTTTATCTCCCTCTTAGCGGCTCTGCCTTTAAGAAAGTTTACTATGATGAACTTTTGGACAGAGCCGTGTCTAAATTTGTTCCAGCAGACGATCTGATAGTTCCATACACTGCAACGTCTTTAGAGGATGCAGATGCAGTCGTGCATGTTTTAAAAATGTCAGAAAATGATTTACGAAAAAAACAAGTATCCGGTTTTTATAGAGATGTAGAAATCACACCGGGTTATTCACAAGAAACAGAAGTAGAGAAAAAAGAAAGAGAATTAGAAGGTGTTAGAAAAAATAGAGAGGAACAAATGTTTACTATTCTAGAATTTCATACAAACCTTGATCTAGAAGGATTTGAAGACAAAGATGCAGAACAAAACCCAACAGGAATAAAACTTCCTTACATTGTAACAATTGATACATCGTCAAGAGAAGTTTTATCTATTAGAAGAAATTATAAACCTGAAGATCCATTAAAAAATAAAATTAATTATTTTACACACTTTAAATTTTTACCGGGTTTAGGTTTTTATGGTTTTGGCTTAATCCACATGATTGGTGGATTATCAAGAACTGCAACGAATGCATTAAGACAATTGTTAGATGCTGGTACGTTTTCAAATATGCCGGCAGGATTTAAACAAAGAGGTATTCGTGTCAGAGATGAAGCGCAATCGATACAACCTGGAGAGTTTAGAGATGTAGATGCACCTGGTGGAAACATCAGAGATGCGTTTATGCCTTTACCTTTTAAAGAACCATCAGGAACTTTATTACAATTAATGGGAATTGTGGTTCAAGCAGGTCAACGTTTTGCCGCCATAGCTGACATGCAGGTCGGTGACGGCAACCAACAGGCAGCTGTTGGAACGACCATTGCCCTTTTAGAGCGTGGCTCCAGGGTCATGTCAGCCATACATAAAAGATTGTATGTGGCGTTAAAACAAGAATTTGTTTTATTGGCAGATGTATTCAAAACTTATCTACCAGCGGAATATCCTTACGATGTTGTTGGTGGACAAAGAAATATTAAGGTTGCAGACTTTGATGACAAGATTGATATACTTCCTGTTGCAGATCCAAATATATTTTCACAATCACAAAGAATTAGTTTAGCTCAAACAGAATTACAACTTGCAATGTCAAATCCACAAATGCACAATATGTATGAAGCATACAAAGATATGTATAGTGCGATAGGTGTAAAAGATATAAATAGAATATTACCACCACCTCAACAACCAATGCCAATGGACCCGGCGGCAGAAAATATTATGGCTATGAGTGGTAAACCTTTTCAAGCATTCAAAGGTCAAGACCATAGAGCACATATTACTTCACATTTAAATTTTATGGCAACTAACATGGCTAAAAATAGTCCACCAGTTATGGCTGCATTACAAAAAAATATTTTTGAACACATTTCTTTGATGGCACAAGAACAATTAGAAGTAGAGTTTAGAGAAGAGATACAACAATTAATGCAATTACAACAAGTAGCACAGATGAATCCTGCAATGGGACAATCTCCAGAGATCCAACAACAAATTATGCAGTTAAGTATGGCTATTGAAGCAAGAAAAGCAAAACTAATTGCTGATATGACACAAGAATTTAAGGATGAAGAGAACAAAATTATG